AAAGAGGGTGACGTTCGCTATTCTTACGAAGTTTTAGACCTACCGCAGTCTGGCACTGTGTTTTTGAACTCGTCAGAGGCTCTGAGACCCGTCCATGGCAGCAAAGTGACATTATCTGCCACCTCAGCCCCAGAACAGGTTAAAAACGCTCAGAACGCCGCAGATACGCAAAAGACAATATTCAGGGTATTTTGGGCACTCCTAGTGATTGGAGAGCTCGTAGGGCTAGGTTATCTTGTGTGGTTCTATGAGGGTTATTAGTTTCTTCACGAACCTGATCTAAAATCTTGTTCATGTAGTCGAAATAAACCTCATCGTATCTCTGTATCATCTCATCAGCTATGCGTTCTACTTCTTGACGTTCCATATTTCTTATTATACAATATATGGCTCGGTGGGTAGGAATCGAACCTACATTGTTCGGGTCAAAGCCGAGTGTCCTGCCCTTAGACGACCTCCGATTATCTGGCGGAAACAGTAGGATTCGAACCTACGGGAGCCCATTAAGACTCCACCACTTTAGCAAAGTAGCGTCATAAGCCTCTCGACCATATTTCCTTATTTTTGTTCGCGGAGCCTTGCTTGTTCTTCTGCCTTTTTTAGCACTTCTTCTGCGTGCCGAGTGGATTTCTCCAATTCGTCGGCTTCAGCCTGAATGTGCTGGGCAAGATCGAGCAATCTCTTTGCGATCTTTCGTAGTTCATGTATCTTTTGCGTGAACATGATTTTCCTTGTTATTTGGCTCGGTGCCAGGGATTCGAACCCCGATTAACTGAGTCAGAGTCAGTTGTCCTGCCTTTAGACGAGCTCCGATTATTATAAGGCCTATTATTATTATACACCTATCTTGGGGTGACCGATGAGTAACGCTCTCACTTCTCCGCCTTCACAGGGCGACGCTTTTACTTCTAAGCTACGGAAACCATATTTGGCGGAAGCAGTAGGATTTGAACCTACGGTGCCTTTTACAGCACTCCAGTTTTCAAGACTGGTGCGATCAGCCGCTCTGCCATACTTCCACGTGATCTAAATATAGTATGCAGTCCTCAGAACGATTGGTAATAACCTTTCCTTTAGAACCCCCTTCCCTGCACAGGACGGGGGCGGGACTATATTCAGATTTGGTGTGCCTAGAAGGATTCGAACCTTCACTGTATCGCTTTTGAGGCGACTCCCTCTGCCGTTGGGGTACAAGCACATAATTTGGTGGCGGATGAGAGATTCGAACTCTCACACCCTTACGGACGGCAGGTTCTAAACCTGCTGCGGCTACCGTTACGCCAATCCGCCATCTGGTGTGCCTAGCTGGATTCGAACCAGCACTTGATCGGTTTTAAACCGACTGCCTCTGCCGTTGGGCTACAAGCACATATTTTTGGAGCACCCAATCGGAATCGAACCGATGTGTACAGGTTTGCAATCTGTCGCCTACGCCTCTCGGCCATAGGTGCTTATTTGGTGGCACCGGAAGGAGTCGAACCTTCTACGCTCGCCTCTTCAGGGCGACGCTCTACCGTTGAGCTACAGTGCCATATGGTCAAGGTACGTGGAATCGAACCACGGACGGAGGTATCCAAGACCCCCATGTTACCACTACAATATACCAAGTTATTTGGTCTGGATAGTAGGGATTGAACCTACGGTCTCGTACTCCCAAAGCACGCGTGTTGCCGCTACACTATATCCAGATATGGCTCTTCTGGTAGGAATCGAACCTACGACTTCACCTTAACAGGGTGTTGCTTGACCGTCTAGCTACAGAAGATTATTTGGCGGACTAGAAGGGAATTGAACCCTCGACTATACCGTGACAAGGTACTGTGATAACCATTTCACCACTAATCCGTATTTGGCAGGAGCACTTGGATTCGAACCAAGAACTAGAGTTTTGGAGACTCGTGTTTTGCCGTTGCTACTACACTCCTACGATCGCTGGGCGGTTTTGTGTATTTGTACCGCCCATTCACCGATGCTACACACACCGAGAACAAAATCCCGTAGACCTTTCATTGGTAGTCTACATGAGCCTGACACTGTGCTGTTTTCGCTTATTCTCGCACAGCCGTTGCTATTACTAGCTACAAAGGGCAGCGAAGCCCTGTCGTACAACCATATATATATCCAGTGACCACTCGCCTCCCACAGTCGTGTTGCTTACGCTCATACTCCCCTCTTTCGAGTGCTACCCTCACCATCAATGTAAGGTAGCGTTTAGCCTTGTCCGTCACTTGTTGCCTAATTGTTAAAGTAAGAAAAACCGCCTTTGTGGGGCGGTTAATCGTATTTTTGTTTTGCTTTATCTACTGAAAGCTATATACGCTACACGCCCGACCCATAAGTATCATTAAACTGGCTGCACAATTGGAGCCAAGATGACGGGTTTAGTTGATGTAATGTTGTTGCCTTCATATTCTAATTATATCACACTGGTTTTCTAAGTCAATAGTTTTTTTGAAAATAGGGTTCTCGACATCTATTTGTTTCCCTATAATTTGTTGAGTCTTACGCCAGTATTAAGTACCGAATTCGTCCTACTTAAAACAACTACTCTGCCGATCTATTTAATTTTATCACAAGCTTACTTTTTAAGCAACTTATTCACTTCTTTTTGGATTTTACCGATTGGGCTGCCGTCTTGGGCTTTTTTTGCCTCTTCAGCACTTGCACTAGTTTCCTCATTAGCATAGACGCTACATAAGAGAGTATAAAATAGTAAAATCTTTTCATCAGTAAAGATGTAAAGAAGGATAGCAATCGGGTAATTAGCCCGCCAGAACCACTTTTTGTACGTGTGCTCATTTTCCTGCCATTTCTGTTTAAGGGTCATATATATATTATACTAAATTGGTGCCAGCACTAGGACTCGAACCTAGGTAGACCGAAGTCGGGAGATTTACAGTCTCCTGCAATTGCCGCTATGCGATACTGGCTTATGGTGACCGATACGGGAATCGAACCCGTATTGCAGGGATGAAAACCCTGTGTCCTAACCGTTAGACGAATCGGCCATAAAAAAACCGCCAGCTAGGGCGGATATTATGACGTACATAAGAAGACCTAGCTATACCAGACGTTGCGTTCCTCATAATATGTAACTGTTGTTGTCATATTCTAATTATAGCACACTCAATTTTAATGTCAACAATAAAAAGTGTTGACTTTTGCTCGTATGTGCGGTAAAATTAGAGAGTAATTAACAAGAAAGGGTACAAATGACACAAGTAGCCGAGGCAAAGTTGCTAGAAACAGTCGATAAGACAGTTGATCGAGCATCTGACCTAGGTGATCAATGGGTAGGGACTTTAGTCGGGCGTATGCTTGATTCAGAGCGAGATCATTTACTGTACGCAGTAAAAGAGAACCGACTTGAATTAGCGAGCGTTGTGGTACTAAACCTAGCCAATCTATGTGATCACGCCGAAAAATTAAATGAAACGGAGACAGTTTAATGGCTGTAGAAAAAGTAAAGTATTCACTAACAGCAGTCGTACCAGTAGCACAGTACGCAAATCTTCAGCCTACGGTCGAAGTCGAAGCAGATTCGATTGAAGAAGCAGAAGCAGAAGTTCTGCCATATATTGAGAAATTCTTCAATAAATATAGTGAAAAGCATAAGATTGGTGCTGAAAAGAAGGCTCTGAGTAAGGGTCGTGTGTTATTGAAAGACATTTTCGGCAACGAAATCTATTACGATGACGCTACCCATGAGTACACCAACTCACTTGGTGAAGTCTACCTCTCAGGCTCTCGATATGCCTCAGAAGACCCATTTGACAGCGAGTACTGGGCACAAGAGTTCGTTAACAAGTACGGCCTTAAAGAAGAAGACAAGCAAAAGATTCTCGCTATGTGGGAAGTCAACGGTTCAGCTTCTAGCTCATTCGGTACTGCACTCCACGCAGCAATCGAGCTGTATGGTACATATAAAGACCTTGCAGACATCATTGACATCGACAAGAAGACTAATGAGCGCAAGAAATTAGACGCTAAGACCGAAAAGAACTCGGCTCTGTCTAAACTTCCATACCTACAAGAAGTAGTTAAAAAGTTCTTCACAGAAGAACGTCTAGCTGAAAAAGCACAGTACGAAGTCTTGGTCGTTGACCACAAGAACAAGCGTGCAGGTCGTATTGACCGCCTATTGACGCTACCTGACGGTTCATTCGCTATTCGTGACATGAAGACCAACCACAAGATTCTTAAGCCAGAACGCACCACGTATGGTAAGCAGTTGAGCTTCTACGGTGATATTATTATCGCTAACGGCTACAAGCTTGATGAGGGTAACCCACTCATGCTGCACCACTGGACTAACAACGAGTGGAAAGACATTCCACTAGAAAAGATAGACACACTATGATCGGGGATATAGTAGATTTTCTACTAGCCCCTCTGAATTGGGTGGTAAGCGAAATATTGATTTTCGCTGCCACCGCCCCCTTCAACCACGTTTACATAGCCATGGCGGTGTCATTCGTGCTATTGTTAGCACTTATATGGTCTATGATACCTAAAAGGCAGAAAACGGTTGTGTCGCAAAATAACTTTGCACCCTACCAAGCAACCGACGAAGATGAAGCAGAGGCACGAGAAATCTTAAAGAGGGTAGCAGCATGACTGTAGCAGAAGCAGAAGAATATTACGAGCCTCTAACGGCAGGTGAAGCACACCGTTTTAATATGCTAGTAACTATAGCACTGAAGCTAGGAAAGCCAATTGAGGGGGCTTACGACTACGCTAAGATGATTATGGAGAGCGAAGATGAGTAAGTGTTATGAGAACGATAACGGTATGCATACCTTCACATTTAGCCACGCAGACCAAGAAGAAGACCCTATAGTACAGAAATACATAACGTGTATTGCCTGTGGCGAACGCAGGGCAATAGGTCTTCTCGGTGATCTATTAGTAAGAAGAAACCGACAATGGGAGAAAATGGAGCCAGAAGATGAGTGAAATAAATAACGCTAAGATTACAGGTACCTCACTAGGCTTTGAAGACCACGGCATTATGACATTCTTCATCTACCTAGAGTGGAAGAGTGCAGGTGTAGGCTTCGGTGGTTATGCACTAGATGCATACGATAAGACCCTAGAAAAGCGTGTAGGGGTAGGCGAGAGCCTAGACCTCATCAAAGAGATTCTAGAAGTCGTAGGCGTAGAGAAATGGGAAGACCTGAAGGGGCAGTACGTTCGAGTTGAATCAGAAGGCTGGGGTGGTAGAGCCCTTGCCATAGGCAACTTACTAGAAGATAAATGGGTTAACCCAGAGGAATTCTTTAAACGATATGAGTAATTATATTTTTGTTGACGTTGAAGCTAGGGGAGCTTCACCTGTCAACGGTACAATGACCGAATTCGGAGCTGTACACGAGAAAAGTCTCAAGACGTTTCACGGTGTGCTATTCGAAGGGTCACCCGACCCAGAGAACCCAGCGATCCCTGTAATTGGTGATCGTGTCGCCTACGACGCAGATGTAGCCCTACAGTTCCTGTCGTGGCTGCATGAAGTAGGGGGTAATGAACGCCCTGTCTTCGTCTCAGACAACGTAGCATACGACTGGATGTGGATAGCAGGTATGTTTGACCGAGCCAACATGGTTAATCCATTTGGTCACTCAGGTAGGCGTATAAGCGACTTCTGGGCAGGGCTTAACAACAATTGGGGTGAAACCCAGTCATGGAAGCGTTTTCGCATTACAAAGCATACTCACCACCCTGTAGACGACGCTATGGGTAACGTAGAAGCGTTCCAAGAGATTAAAAGAATAGCAAAGGAACAACGTAAATGATAACACTAATAATAGGGATCATAATCGGTTTTGCTTCGGCAGCTATGGGTTATGGTGTCTCTACTTGGCAGTTCTGGCTCATAGCCATGCCATTAGCCTTCATCATTGGTCTAATTATAAGGAGATAATATGTCAGTCAGAGACACAAGTAGAGCAGCCTATAAAGAAATAGAACCTAAGCTCGGTGATAAACAAAAACTTGTTCTGTCTACAATAAAAAAAGCTAAGAGACCTGTTAACAATCAAGAGATCGCTTTACACCTAGCTCTACCAATCAATACAATAACACCTCGTACTAACGAGTTGTTGAGTATCGAAAAGGTAGAACTAGCCTTTAAAGCAATCTACCCGCCGACTGGTCGAAAGGTTTGTTACTGGAAGATAAAATGAAACAAGTAACCATAGCAACTGACATAAGTTGCGACCCAGACCACAAGATAGCAACCTGGGCGTGTTATATAAAACACAACAAAGGCGAGATCAAACAAACTGGGCAGTTCAAGGATTTCCACAAGAATACCGCTGCCGCTGAGACATACGCTCTCATTAACGCCTTAACGATAGCCCACGAGAACATAGATGATTGGAGTGAAAGCAATGTAACAATATATAACGAAATAGAGTACGTACTCGACCCAGTTAAAACGAAAGCTGGGAATGTAAGATTAAGAGACAAAGAACGAGCAGATGCTATCAAAGAGATAGCGATACCGATCCTACTAGAAGCAATGGCTTGGGACAAAGAAGATGTAAAGGCTCATTACGCTGGCTGGCAACAGTCTGGCGAAGAGAAGTACATATTGAACCGATGGTGCGATCAGGAATCACGCAAAGTTCTAAAAGAAATTCGTGCAAAAAAGTACTTGCAATAAAAGAATTTTTGATATATAATTAGAAGTATAAATAAATTAAGGAGCAAAGATGAGTCTATTAGACGACAACCGTCCGACAAATCCAGCAAAACATTTCATTAACGCTAAGAACGGTGGACTATCGTATTACGATAAAGAAGAAGGCCAGGACGTTTCGGTGCCAACGCCATTTGAGTTTATTGTTCTCGATCAGCTTGCAACAGTCAAGGGTTGGTCAGCAGAGCATGACACAGGCATGTGGTCAAACGAAGTAAAGCGTATTGGTGAACAGCCACTTAACGTTCGTACAAAGAACGGTCCTGTAGCATCGGGTCTGTGGAAAGAAATCAAAGACGAAGTTAAAGCCGATGGCGGTAACTTTAACGCCGTGATCTACCTTGCAGCTAAGGGTCGTGACGGCCTAGAGACCCAAGCTCTTATGCTTAAGGGTGCTGCACTCAACGCATGGGTAGAGTTCACTAAAAAGACCAACCTGAAGACGCACAAAGTCGTTCTCGCTAGTTGGGCAGACGCTAAAAAGGGTTCAGTCAAGTACCACGTACCTGTATTCCAGGCAGTACCAATGGAAGATGGCGAACTAGATCAGGCCAAAGAACGTGCAGTCGAATTGCGTGACTACCACAACGAGTATTTCTCAGCTAGGACTGAAAGTAACGACAGTGAAACAGCTACCCAAAAAGATGTTGTTATCACAGACATCGACGACAAGCCTATTGACTTAAGCGAGATTCCTTTCTAGGATTTGTATGTCATTCGTAATCATTGTGGGACTAGTAGTGGCGGTAATCGCCCTACTGGTCACCCTCAACTCACAAAGTAATACTATTAAGAACTACGAACAAGAGCTTACAAAGAAAGCCAGAAAGGGTCGTAAAAATGTTTCCAAGTAATACAGAGCCAAGCCGAAAATCAGCAGAGGAAATTATGTTCCGCCGATTTGTAAAATTAGGAGTGATTGGGGCATTAGTCCTTCTCGCACTCATTACGTTCTTCAGCTCTATGCGTAGCGTTGATACAGGGCGTGTAGGCGTTGTCACACAGTATGGGTCAGTGACAGGTCGTGAACTAACAGAGGGTCTCTCATGGGTTCTTCCATGGGGCTTGAACAACGTTACGGAATATGACGTTAAGACACAAAAAGTAGAAGCAACATCACAAGCTGCTACTAAAGACCTACAGGATGTGAACGCAACAATCGTACTGACTTATTCACTTAATCGTGGTAAAGTATCAGAAGTTCACCAACAGGTCGGTAAAGAATTCCAACAGGTAGAAATCGACCCACAGGTACAAGAGGCATTCAAGGCCGTATCAGCACGTTACACAGCGTCAGAATTGATCACAGAGCGTGCCAAGGTCAAAGAAGAGGTACTTAAGAACCTACAAGACCGCTTAGAGAAGAATGGTCGTTACAACATTCAAGACATTGCTATCACGAACTTCACATTCAGTGCAGAGTTCAATAAGGCTATCGAAGCGGTGCAGATTGCTAACCAGCGTATCGCACAGGCTCGTCAAGAACTTGAGACCACAAAGGTACAGGCGGAAAAAGAGATTGCAGCAGCACAGGGTGCAGCAGAAGCACAGCGTCTGCAACAGCAGAGTCTTAACCCAGAGCTACTTCGTAAGATGGAACTCGAAAACCAAGCCAAAGCTATCGAAAAGTGGAACGGTGTACAGCCAACCACAGTAGCAGACGGCAGCAACTTACTATTTAACGTAGGTCGCTAGTGAAAATCACAAGTATAGCAAGGGGGGTTACCATTGACGGTGACCCCTCTGGCACAAAGTATGACCGTGTAGCCTTCATCGGTAAAGACGGTATAGAAAGAGCGGTAGTATGGACATCGAAACAGCAATCGCAGGTGTCTTAAAAGAAAGGGCTGCCCTTCAAGATATGGAAGGCACACCAAACCCTTCTTATCTAAGTGAACACATGCAACTACTCTCACAGTACAACAGCGTACTTGAAGAAAGAGTAGGCGACGAAAAAAAGAAACTTGACATACGAGAAGCAGAGCTATTTAAAGGCTACCGAAAAGAAGGTATGTCGGTCAACGCATCAGAAGTTCAAACGAAAAATGATGTGGCACCAGAGAAAGCTGAGATCAATCGTCTCACGACACTCATCAGCAGCAGTTGGCGTTTTATTTCCGCCACACAATCAAGAGTCAAGCACTTAATAACTGAATCACAAAACCAAATATAGGAGCTATATGAAAGCATCGTACGCATTCAAACTAGGCGACAGCTACGGTGACCCAACCGAAGTGGTAGTCGAAGCAGAGAGCTTTGCAGAAGCAAAGAAAGCAGCAGAGTCTTTAATAAAGGGTAGCAAAGTTAAGCTAGGCGAACTGCGTAGAGTAGTCGATAGCAACCTAATGATCAATCATCAGAACATCGTAGAGCGTAAGCTATCTATCGATGAGCACCACATGAAGCATTCGGGCGAAATAACAGAAATCAAAGTTAACGGTGGAAAGCGTAAGTAATGTCAGAAAAGTTGAAATATGTAAGTCCAGAATACCAAAAGCAGCTAGAAGACTTAGGCGACACACTTATGCAAAGCGTGCGTGAACGTCTGGCAGCAGCAGCACTTGACGACACTGTAGAATTTCCAGCAGTAAGCGAACAGCTAGAGCTTGAATATGGAACAGAGTCCTGAGAAAGAAGACCCACGCTACGATAACGTATCATTCATAGACGAATACCCAGAACTCGCAAAGAAAGTTTGGCTAAGACGATTAGCAAGACAACGACAGCTGGGAGTTAGCGTACTACCAAGGGTAATAAAATTTCAACCAAAAAGGAGCACCGAATAGGTGCTCTTTTAAAAATCTTCTGGTAATGCTCCTTCGAGCGTGGCTGCGAACTGAGCCTCTTGCTTATCAACCTCTTGCATGTAAGCACGTAGATCACAAGCTGGTACGGTTCTTTGGTTCGCCATATGTGGAAAACTATTTTTAATTGCATGTGCTGCAATGCTTTTGTATACAGGATGGAACTGTTCAAAGAAGTACATGCCCTGTGGCTGGTCTTTCTCGTTGCGTCCTGTCTGTACGAATGCGTGGTTCGCACTTGCATTCTCAAATTGTGTATCGCCGATCGCTGTACGTCCTAGAAATGTGTAAATGCTCGTATTTTCGGGCGTTAATTCTAGTTTTTTGCCATCGGCCATATTTAACGTTAAGCCTGGTTCTTGTTCACTCATATGCTTCTTCTATCGCTTTCTCAACCAATTTCCAGCTCAATGCTTTGTGAAAAGGGTCGTATCTCTCTGGTAATATATTAGCGAGATGACAAGAAGTAATAGCAATAGTGCCTAAAGCGAGTACTCGACCAATGCGTGTCTCTAAAGCCCTGTCTACGGCTTCTGACATTGTTTCGCCCTTCGGACAGAATGCATCGTAAGCTGCTACTCCTGTCGCAAGAACGCCCCAAGCTACTGTACTAGGTCTTGGTCTCTCCATAGACTTATTATAACATAAAATGGTGGGACTGGAAGGAATCGAACCTTCAACATTCACCTTAAGAGGGTGCTGCTCTGCCTGATTGAGCTACAATCCCATTTTGGAGCCTTGTGCGGAGTCGAACCGCTTTTGTCATGTCTTACGAGGAGCTACCTCTGCCCTGACCGTGTTACCGTTACACTATCGCAGCATATATGGTGGAGCCAGAGAGAATCGAACTCTCCACACCTTGCTTGCAAAGCAAAGTCGCCAGCCTTGGAACATGTGACCCCATATTGGTGGCTCAGGAAGGAATCGAACCTTCATCTGGTGGTTCGTAGCCACCCATTCTATCCGTTATACTACCGAGCCTTATGGTTGCAATCCTAGGTACCGAGCCTAGCTAGACGGACTTATGAGATCCATCCGGTCACCTGACACGACTGCATTATGGTTGCGGGGGGAGGATTCGAACCTCCGACCTGTTGCTTATGAGGCAACCGAGCTGACCACTGCTCTACCCCGCATTATGGTGGTCCCTGTAGGACTCGAACCTACGACCTTCTCTGTGTAAGAGAGACGTTCTAGCCAACTGAACTAAGGAACCTTATGGTGGGCGATACAGGTACTGACCCTGTGTCAACAGAATATAAGTCTGCCGCTCTGCCTTTGAGCTAATCGCCTATATGGTGGCCACGCACGGAATCGAACCGTGTATTAAGGCTTAGAACACCTGTTACTTATCCTAAGACGTAGCCATATTTTGAGTGTATCTGTAAGCGGGATTCTGTTTATCTCGTCATCTATCTTGAATTACTGTTGCCAGCAATTTCTTTGCGCTTACGCTTGCATACGAATAAGTATTTAGCCGTTTCACCCTGACTTAACAGGTTCGTCACTGTTCGCAACTCTACCCTCACGGGCGACGGGCGTTACCCGCTATTCAATTGTATGTCCCGACTTTCCTCTCTTACGAGCGACGAGTCAATATACTCATGGTGCGAGATCGGGGAATCGAACTCCGATCTCCTGTTTGGAAGACAGGCATAATGAACCATTATACTAATCTCGCATATGTGGAGCCGCTTTTCGGATTCGAACCGAAGACCTGATGCTTACAAAGCAACTGCTCTAACCAACTGAGCTAAAGCGGCATATGGTTGGCGACCAAGGTTCTGCCCCTTGGACTGCTCCGTATCAGAGAACTGTGATACTATTTCACCAGTCGCCATTGAATTGTTAATGTGGTGGGCTTGGCGAGAGTTGAACTCGCTATCGTCTGCTTAAAAGGCAGATGCTGTACCAAGTTAGCTTCAAGCCCTTATATAGAAAAAAGGAGCTTATGCCCCTTATAGTAATCGAAAGTGATCAAAATAAGGGTCTAACGTTTGGCTTTGCCTCGCTTTGTTGTGAACATGGTTCCAATAACAGCAACGACAATAGCAGCACCGATCGCTATCACGACGGCTCTGTTTTCTCTGCTGGTTACGAAGTTTTGAAACTCCTGGAATTGCTTGTCCATAATCTAATTATACCACACGATAATTTTAATGTCTAGCCCTATATACGAGATATTTTGAAAAATGTACCTTGTACCCCTGTTCGTCGAGGCGTGCAACGAAGTGAAAATCTTCATTTGGCTCGTCTAAGAATGGGTGCTTTAGGGCAACCTCTCTTTTCACCGAGAATGATATACCAATCTGACCCCAGTGAACGACAGGCACGTTCCATATAAAGTGGTCTGGGTATTTAGAGCCTTGTTCATCCATAAGGTCTGATATAAAGTATTCGCGGAAAACAATCACATCCGCTTCTGGGTGTGCTTCTGCTTCTTCTTTAAGTCTTTGAACGTAATCTTCGGTTACCGTGTCATCATCATCTAGAAAAGACACCCACTCAGTTGTAGCGTGCTTGATGAGGCCGTTTCTGATGGCACTCGCACCTATTTTCTGTTTGTCTATTTCTACTAGGTAGGGGGCTTGCTTTGCCGCACTGTCGATCGCACGCTGTAATGTGTCTCTACCGACAGATGGGATGATGAAAGTTGTAATTTCGTTATCCATCTATACTAATTATACCATTTTGTGCTTGACTTTTAGGTGAGTGTGCGGTACAATTAGAGTAACTAACGTAAAGGAGCAAAATGGCTGAATTAAAACAAGGCGTACGATACTACTACAGCGGTGATTTTTACGAGTATGTAGAAGACGTACCTAGTATGCCTGAGTTCTGCGTAGTACGAGAAGGTGGCGAAGACGGCTATCTAACTGTCGTTCGAAAGAAAGAGCTCATTCCATACGAAGAAAGCTGGCAATGGCAGCAAAAAGAAAAAGAGAAGCAACGTCTAGAAACTCTTACCGACAAGGTTAAGGCAAACCTCGACGAATTAGCTAAACAAGTAGTAGACAAAGCCCTTAAAGACCTTGCATTACGCATTAAGCTTAACGTGGCGTTCGGTAAGGCAACTGGTGGTGAAGCATACGCAATCATTCTATCTACAGAGTTAGAGAAAATGATCAGAGAATCAGCTAAAAAGATAGCGAAGGGCGAAAAATAATGGGCAACCCGATCAAAGAAGTAATAGACGGCCTCGTAGCATCTATGGATGCTGAGACACCAGATGAGATCACCTATAAAGATTTCATGAAGGCCGACAAAAACAGCAAGCTGTATGACATCATGAGCACTTACGATATGGCTTCTAGCCAGCCTCACATGACACTTAACAAGATAATCAAGCAGAAATATAAGATCGATCGCATGTCAGACGAACTGTACTGGTTCTTGCGAGAATTTCCTATTGCAATCGACAAAATGAGCGACCGTATTCAAGAAGAAGAGGGCATGGTCTGCTGCGTAGACAAAGCATGGCAGCGAAGCTTTAAAAAGCTGAAGAAGCTTATCATCGAGAGCGGTGGTACGATTGAGGAAGAAAATGAAGCGAACAAATGACATCTTGCAGCTGATAGTGATGCTTCTACTATTGCCTTTTGTGGTATTATATCGTTTAATAATCATAGCATTACTAACAATTTGGATTTGGGGCATACCTTTAGCGATTTTAATATGGGCAATCAAATGAGAATATACCACGAAAAACCACACGTAGTATCTGAAAGTAGAATCTGGGTAGCACATCACAAGGAATACATTTATTTCGGCGACACCTTACCCAAACTGATAATAAACATAATAAAGAACTGGAATAACGATAGGAATTTGGTAATGTAATGAAAGTATTATTTTTAGACATAGACGGTGTAGTAAACAAGCGAGATAACTTCGATCGCTCAAAAGGCATGGGTCCTTACCCAATTGATTCATACTGTGCCTTTCTGGTAGGCCGTATAACGCTCTCTACGGGCTGCAAAGTCGTACTCAGTAGTTCATGGCGAAATCACCCTGAAGGCGTTCAGAACGTCTCTCAGAGGGTCGTAGAGCTATTAGACAAGACGGGTAACGAAGGCAAGTATCGTGGCGACGAAGTTCAGGCATGGCTTGACAGGCATCCTGAAGTCACAAAGTACGCAATTCTCGACGATGACATGGATTTCTACGTCTACCAAGCACCCAACTACTTTAAGACACGATTTGAAGACGGTTTGACTGATGAAATCGCTAATGCAGTAATCGAGCACCTGAATGCGTAAGAAGATAGGTGAGATTCTGTGGATTATGTTTCTTATTGCTGCTGCTTCGTTCTATTTCTTCGTGGCATATGAAATACTTGACTACTTTAACATAGGGGTAGATGGGTCATGAAAGAACACCAGCTACCACAATGGGAGCGAGGCGACGGCCTACGAAGTATTCGTGACTTAGGCACTCTCGCACTAGATACTTTAGTCGAAATGATAAGCATAAATACGGACTTTAGAGATGAAGAACTACCTCAAGAAGAAAAATAAGCAGCTCTGGTGTCTTCACCTGTGGAAAAAGACTGTCCTTCTCGACATTATGTACGGGAAGGGCTTTCTATATCAGTATGAATGCAAAGAGTGCGAAAAAAAGATTGCACGCTGGACTGGCAACGAACCAATTAGTATGATCGTACCGCCAAATCCTTGGGAAATAAAAAGGAACCCATATACTGATATGAGTCCCCCGATTATTCGAATTGATGATTAGTGTGTCGCCAAATAATTAGTTTATTTAGTTTCTTCGTTTTTCTTCTGTTGTTCTGGCGTGAAATACGCTGATGTACTCATTGTTGGTGAGGCACTGTAAGAACGTGTTGCTGCTGACAGTGTTACGAACATAGCTTTTGCACCTGTTCCTGTAGCGTTGAAGTTACTTACGTTAGAAGTTGAGAAGTCGTAAGTCTTTGCTGTTGCAAATGAGTCCTGGTTTGCACCGAGGTAAACAAATGTCCAGTTTGCTTTCGCTTCAAGTTTCTTCTTGAGGTCTTTCATATCTTTGGCTGAGTACTCTTTCGAGCTGTTCTCACCACCGTCTGTGATAACCACAAACAGATATTTCTCATCCTTACGATCTTCCATGTCCTTTAGGGTCATGCAGAATGCATCGTGAAGTGGTGTGCCACCGCTAGGCTTGTAGTCATCAGTGGTTAGCTCAGGTACATCGTCGATGTAGAGATTATCCCACGGCTTTTCAAGTCGTATACCATCCATTGTGGTATCAAATGCGGTTAGAGATACTTTGTACTTTCCACCATCTTCTTTTAGGGTGTTGATGTATTCATTCACACCATCGATGGTAGTTTGTTGTAAGTGACTCATAGAGCCAGACTGGTCGAGAAGCAAGTGAACGACCGTAGTCTTTCCGCCCTCTGAAGTCTTTTTGCCCTTGTTAAAGATGATCGCACGAGCTTCATCTGAGGTGAGCACCCCATGTTTAACCAAGTCAGCAATTTCACCTGCTGTTGGTTGTGCTTTTAGTTTCCAAGTTAAATCTTTATTTGTCATAGTCATGATCTTTCGTCGTTTGTTAACTTGGCGACACTACTAATTGTTAAGGTAGGATTTCTCCTGTACTAATTATAACATTTCATCATGGGTTGGTGCAAATCCGAACATCAATATAGACAACAGTATGGCGAAATAACCCATCGTTCCATATGTCTCTGGTGCAGCGGCTTGAAATTCCATCTGTGGCAATGGTTCAAAGTCGGCTTCTTCGTAAATAGTCTCTACTACTCTGGTAACTTCTGTTACATTAGTTTGTGAGATTATTTCTTTTTGTAGCGGTTGAATCTCAGGTGTTGGTGGCACATAAGGTTCAAACGTTACAGGTCTAAAGGATTCTACGTCTTCCCACCCCGTCTGAGGGGGCAAAGAATACACGGGCTCCGGAAAACCCGTGTGCTCTATTTCTAATTCTACTGGTTCAGGGGGAGAGTAGGACTCCCTTTCTATTGACAACCTTCACAGTTCAAGTTATCTTGTGGGTCGATTAGAGCGTCTAGAAGCACTGCTTCTTTCTTCTCGTCTCCGTTAGCTTCTGCCATTGCCTGAGCAATCTTGTCTAACATTTCTTTAGTTTCTAGTTCGGTCATACTTCGCAGTTTCCTCCCACGCAAGCTAATTCTTTCGCACCTGTAGTCTCGTCAGTCGTCTCGTAGTCTGAGAGCTTTGAGAAATCGATGTCTTTGAATGCAGCTCGGCGTTCATTATATTGTTGTTCTGTTATTTCTTCGTAAGGTGCGAGCTGGTAAACGTGTTCTGATCGTGGCAAGAATGACAGACCTCCAACGTCTTCCCAGTTATTGTAAACAAAGTCTTTGATGTCAGCCCATTCTTCGTTTCCAGCGTAAATGGTGACAGACGGATTGTGTTCAGTGAAATGTCTCTTAAGTCGCTTCCACTCAGCAAGCATGTCGAGAGCGGTTACGTCTTTGTTGGTTTTTGCACCATCGGGTGCTTTCATTGGGAACTCCATAACCATAGTCGAGGCAGTAGAGGTTGAGTAGCCAACTTCAGGCACTACAGGGATTCCCTGATCTTGTACCATCTTCATTAACGGGTCGTTGACTGAGATACGTACACGGCGGATGTAGTACTTTGAGAACCATGGGTGCATACCCGATCCTACGTACAGAAGCTGTCCTGAGTTGCCGTGTGGCTTCACACAGGTGATTGCAGTAGAACGGTTAGCACCGAATCGATCTGCATATTCTTCGTTTACTTCTATTGAGTATTCACGAAGCTCATCAAGGCTCTCGTCTTTGCGGATTAGTTCATTGTCGAAGTAACCAGTAATTGATACGCCGAGAAGTTGCTCTTCATCACAGTTCTTCTTCCAATCGTCACCTAAGTAACCGAAGTCAGTGAGAGTAGCTTGGTAAGTTCCTAGTAATGTCGCAAGACGCATCTTACGCTTTAGGTCTTCCATGGTGTCGTTAGGGCGTACCACGATTGAAGTAAGATTACAGAATTGCTTAGAACGCAAATAAATCTCTCCACATGGGTTAACTCCTACCTGTTTCTGGTCTTTGAGAGCAGCCCAGCGTCGTGCTGGCACTTGGTTCTCTAGCTCGCCACGGTTGAAGATACCACGTTCACCTGTACCAGAAGCCACAAGAGCGTTCCATTCATCGGTGAATTGTTCCTCGGTTGGCTTGACAGCATATACGGCGGAATTATTAGCCATAGAACGCTGACCGTTTTCTTCCCAGAAAGCACCAGCTTTTGAGTCACGCATTTCTTTGTCGTCTAGCTCAGATAGTGAGATAAGAGCTGAACGGCGTACGCCACCTGCAACTACGATCAAACCGATCTGGCAGATAATGTCGTGTAGTTCGAGAGCTGTTAGTTTGCGACCTTGAGCAGCAAACATTTTCTCACGGGTGAACTTCATTAGGTCAATCAAAGGTTGAGGACCAGAAGCACGGCCACCCATAGTCTGAAGACGAGCACCAGCAGGACGTACGAACGAGTAATCGATCTCTACATCTTTACCTTCTGACCATGCAGTAGCGGCGAGAAGAAAGGCTTCACACCAACCGTCACGGCTGTCGTCTACGATAATGTTAGGTAGTTTTTCGCCAGTCTGTTCTTTGATGACTGGAAATTGAGATACGTTCTCTTTTTCTACGGCAAAACCACAGCCAGCACCACACATAGAAACATACATGATCTCTGATAGGTCTTTCCATGTCGTAGGAGCCACGTACGCACAGTTGTAAGCCGTTACATTCGTTGCATCGGCTGCTGCACCAGCTGACCACAAAAGTCGCATAGAAGGGCATATTTCTTGGTTTAAAAGAGCTTCACGGATTTCGGAGTATTCTTCGTCTGTGAGTTTGTCATTTAGCTTACCATTCATGTAAGCCATGTAACGATCTATTGCTTCTACCCAAGTTTCACGGCGACCAAGTTCAGGTTGCCATCGTGAGTAGAATTGATAGAAGATCATCTCTTGGTATGATGATTCGAAGTACTTAGAGCTCTCAGAAATTATATCTGTCGGCATTATACGAGCTCCGCCATGCGTTGACGGTTCCAGCCCACAATGAATTCTTCCCCAATTTGTACGATAGGTACAGTAACGGCACCAGTCTTATCAATAAGCTCCTGGTGTTTTTCGGGGTTATTTGTAAGGTCTACCTCTGTAAATTCCTTACCTTTTAGTGTTAAATATTGCTTTACCATTTTACAGTAAGCACATGTAGCGGTTGAAAAAACCGTGATCATAACCCCTCCTTTTGGGACTAAAAAATACAGGCTCCTTGACTTTAGAGCTGTAAATTGTATTATATTTTTGAATTGTTGGTCGTTCGAGACTCGATGTCTGTCTTCTAATTATAGCACATCACGGTCATAAAATAAACACATAAAAAAGAAAGACCCACACCAGGGGTGGGGTCTAACTAATAGTTCTAGACGCTATATTAACGCAAGCTACGGCGTGTAAATAGGTTGACGATTGCAAGCAATACGACAGCACCAAGTACTGACATCAAGAAACCTGCAAGGCTTACTTGGTCTAGGGTAGCTTCTACACCGAAAAGCGGTGCAAGAAGTAGGTTTGCAAGGAAAGCACCAACGACACCAACGACGATGTTCAATAGAACACCCTGCTGTGCGTCACGGTTCATTAGCATTGAAGCTAACCATCCTGCGAGACCACCTAGAAGTAATGTAAGTAATAATCCCATTTCTTCTCCTTATCCTTTAGTTAATATCGTGCTAGGCTGAGGCTGTGATTTATTCCCAACGCTAGACACTGCTTTAAGTGCACCTGATGCACCGAAACCTGCTGCGATACCTGTCGCAATATCGGTCAGGCCGCCGATCTCAAAGTATCCGAACACACCACCGACTAATCCTGCTGTTAAGATTGTTGCTACAACCCACCAGTCTTTAGCTCGTGCTCTACTAAGAAGTTCTGTGATACCAGCGATTACGGCTGCTAATAGAACATATTGTGTAAAATCCATGTATTGTCTCCTCTTTATATTATATCATTTTGCTTCTTTTTAGAAAGTGTGTGAAAATTTTCACTATTTCTTCGATGAGAAGAAGTTCTTGATGAACTCAACCAGAGCGTTGAAGAAGCGAACGATAAAGTTAACATCGTATGCTGGGTTAGGTACAGGTGGTTCGATCGGTACGTCTGGGTCTGGTACTGGGTTTGGAGCTGGTGTGATAACGGTTGGTAGGAAGAATGAGTCTAAGACTGCGTTCTCGTCTACATAACCTTCAACACCTGCAACACTACCCGTTTCTGTATATTGGTGAGCTACCTGATTTGCAACAGGGTTACTCATTTCCGGTGTACCATAATGTGCCAGCCAGATAGGGCGTGAACCCTTTGTATCGGCGAAAATCTTTGTTGTGTACCAGTTACGGTTCATGTAGAGACCAGTAACTTTGTTAGTTAGCCTGTCAACTTCTTCTAGGAAGTCTTGAGCCCAAGCGTTTACCTGAAGATCAGTAAGGCCATCATTTGTTTCAATGTCAAGCCAGTACGTGAAGTTATGAGGTACGGTTCCTACAGTATCTACGAAAGCGTTAGCTTCTGTTACTGCGTCGAGCGAAGGATATGCGTACCAGTAAGCACCGACGAGTTTATCGCCGAGACCAACCTTGTTCGCTGCGAATGTAGGGTCACCGTTGACTGGGGTTCCGCCGTAGCTCTTCCCCGTGTGTCCTGCCTTAGCTACTACGCCTTTGACGGCGTTTTTGAGCTTAGTATAATCGGTGACTTTATTGTGTGAGCTGATGTCAACTACCTTGTTGGTAAGATCAGGAGCTGGTGTAGGGTCAACAGGTGTAGGTTCTACTGCGAGGCTTACTTCAGGTAGGCCAGTGGTTGTCTGGTTTGTAAACCCACCAGCATGTGCCCATCCGCCTGTGTATTTTCCACGGAACCATACGTTGTTACCATCTACGTTAGTACCCTTAGTCCAAGCATTGAAGTCAAGGATTTCACCAGGATTGAACGTGCTGATAACGTTATCAGGTTGAAGCTCTGGTAGCTTACGGTAGTTAATGACTGAGTTGCCAACTTGACGCTGGAATGATTCTAGTTTAACTGGTGTAAGGTCTGCTAAGTCGTGTGTGCCCTTGTCGTCGTATGCACCAGACCATGAATAACCGCCTGTAAAGCGACCGACAAACCAAACGTCGTTTCCGTCCACTACTTCACCATGTACGAAGCCCTTGAAGTTAACAACTTCGCCTGGGTCGAACGTGGCAAGTATTGTAGCGGTAGAGTTAGGCTGATCACGGTATTTAGCCGCATAAGAAGTAATACGCTGGTAAGGTTCTAGTGGAGCTGCTGCACCTACGGTGAATGCAACTTTAGGACGTAAGAAGCCCTGTATGTAACTTACATATGCATTGAAGACACCAGTAAATACTGGTTGCTGCGTAAACGTGTCTTGTTGATAGATCGTAATGTTCTGTCCTGAGATTCCAACGACAACACCAGTGTGACCATAGCCACCACCGATTTGCCCATTCATAACAACGATGTCACCGAGTTTCGGTGCGTTGCCACGTGGAATCCGCTCTAGGTAGGTAGTAGACCAGTTAAAGTAAATGTCTTTTGCATTCCCCCAACCAGCACTGACCGTCCACGGCTTATCAGTCAGATATTGGATCCAACTCTTACTTACGTCAACACAGTCGTAACTAGCGTTATCGAAATCGATTCGCTTGTTCCATACTGAGTTCTTCCATGCTTCTAAACTTTTAGCCATATTCTTATTGTAACACTTTCTAGGTTCTGAGACCTTTTATTATTTTGCTCGAACGACTGGGATGCAGAATTCACCTTGGTTCATAAGAACCTTCTCAAAGTCTTCCCATGTCATAAAGCAGTCACCACTTAGACCCCAGTTTTTACCCCAAGAGTTAGACAGACGTACTGTTCGGTTCTTAACGCTTACGCCACGAACGACGATAGCGTGACCACCCACTACATTACCCGTTGGGCGAACGAAGCCCTTAGAGTCTGGGTTCATCATACCTTCATACCACCAGCAACCAAGAACACCTGGTCCTTTACGGCTGATAGCTACAAGAGCGTCGTTAAGTGAGAATGCCCAACGGTACTCTTTAATTTTGCCCTGTGCCTGTAGAGCTTTTGCTCCGGCAAGAACTGATGTACCTTCGTAGAAAGGAATAGCACCATCATAAGCACCACCTTCCCATTCGTCGATTCTTTGTGCTTCAAAGTAAACTTGACGAGCTGTCTCGTTTGTGACACCCTGTACTTCTACTGGGCGTGCTGCAAGCTCGTGTGACCACGAAAAGCCCACACAGGCACCTTCATAACCTTGATCAAGATACACGGGTAGTGACCATGTATAAGAACGTGGCTCATCTGCCCGAAGTAGTTCCCTAATTGGGAATGATCGGCTCTTTTCGTCGAACTCAACCAAACGGTCAAGTCGTGGGTCTTGAGTTGTTGTGCCGTCTTTTAATACGATTTCATTACTCATTAGTCATCTCCTTTTACTTGTTCATCAAACCGCTCTAGTGATTGGTCTGTATTCTTTTCAACCTGTACGTAGCATAATTCAATATCATCTTGTGATGTTGGCGGGTTAGCCACCTTAGAGACGATACAGTTCGTTACACGAGTGTATGCTGAGGTTTCTTTTACTTCTTCAGTAGTTGCCGCTAGGCGAGTTGTTAGATATATAACGCCGAGAGCAAGCAGTACGATCATGTACGGCATAACCAGTAAGAAGAATCTTTGTACTCTTAAAATGGTAAGTTCCTTTTTTCTATCTACTTTTAATTCTTCTAATGTTTTGTCGTGCATTTTATGTTCCGTCTTTGGTTCGTTGCTTTTTCATTAGATCAAGCTGTTTTCTTAATTCGTCATTAAGCTTTTTCTGCTCATCTAATTCTGCGTGCTGCCTTGCTACGATCGCACGGGTATCATCGAGGTCTTTTTGCAACTTCTCGATGAGTTGGTCTGTCCTGTCGAGTTGTGTTTGTTTTCTGATAATATCTTCCTGTTGTTGTTGGATAAGTTTTTCATAACCATCGAAGATAGTATCCATTCTTGTACGAGGCTCTTCCTCATTTTCTTTTTTGTCTTTACCAAGAATATTGTCTTTATACTTTACGGTAAGGTAAGTAGTAACAACGGAGCCTATAACGATGACTGCTTGTACTAGTACGTTTTCAGTAATCATTTCGTTTCACCTCCATTCTCAGGTAGGACTGTGTGTGCGTCGTCGCCTATAGTAGGGACAAAGAATACGATAGTCCATGCCTGTACCCAAGCCAAGAAGCTCCATAGAATAAGGGTGCTAAATGTAGGGTATCCTGTTGCCACCATGTATATGAGCGAATAAGTCCATATAAGCTTTGACATTAAACCCAGAACCAGGGCTTGCTTTATGATGCGCCAGTTGTTTCTTAGTAGGCCGTAAGCCATTTCTAGCGAAAGAAACAAGAACCAGAAAGCCCAGCCTACGAACCATGCATACGATGGGGCGGTTGGCACTTGTGCTTTTGCTGCGTTCTCAGGATTAGCAGTCACCAAGAGTAAGAAGATAAGCATATTTACGAGTGAGAATCCTAGGCAGATCCACCATGTAAGAGGGGCTACTTTTCTAAGGCTTGGACGCAGTGATTTTATTTGCTTTGTAATCATTTTTATTTTATCTCTACTCTAATTATACCATTATGAACGCTTTGAAATCGGTACGATTGAGAACGCTACGTTCCCATAAATACCTTTTGTACGACTCAATAGGGTAATTTTATAGTCTGAGGCGTAATAGCCTCTTGTTTTTTGTGTTCCAGTGGCAGGGTCCCAGAAGGTCGCTGTGAAGTATGGCTGGTCAAGTGCCTCACAAAGTGTCTCTACTTCGGCCTGGCTTAATGGCATAGTTTCCGCGTCAATGTTTGGGAATATACCAATAAACGTAGCAGACACATCACCGTTCATGTTACGGTCGGCATCTTTCCATAGTTTAGAATAGTTTACTTCATACTTAACCATCTCGGTTAGTGTGAGACCACCGATCTGAATAAGGGGTACGTTAATAGGTGCACAAATCATTATACGTAAATCATGTTTCTACCAGACATCTGGGTTTTTTCGTTAATTAAATCAATAACCTTAGAGGCAACTTTGTCTTCACCGATCTGAACGATAATCTGTACAGGCTGACCATTTCCACCAGTAGAACCAGTGTTGATCTTAGCTGCAAGCTTATCAATCCATTCGAGGTTGTTCTCAAGAGGCACGATAGCTTCTTGTCCAGACTCACCAACGACTGCCAGTGTAGCTTGGTCTACCAAACCACCACGTGCCAAGCGAGGAATCAGTGTTTGACCACCGATTGTCTTACCTGCTACGGTTATAGAAGGAACCTGCAATGGTAGGCGGAGAATAGTGTTCAAGGCATCTTTTAGCCCCCTACCTACTCCATCCCATACGTTTGAGAAGAATCCAGTGATTCTGTCTTTGATTCCATTGAAGGTATTTACGATTCGGTCGATAACGTTGATTCTAAACCAGTCACCAACGCCCTGGAATACACCCTTGATACCGTCCCAAGCCTGTTGGAACTTCTCTGATAAGAATGATTTAACGTTGTTGAATACGTTTTGAATATCACGCCATCTGTCACCGAACCACGTAGATACAGTGTTCCAGACAGCCTTAATTGCGTCCCAGGCTCCTTGGAAGATTCCCTTGTAGAAGTTTACTACAACTGAGAATATTAGCTTGATACCGTCCCATACGGACTGGAAGAATGCTGGTATAGCGTTCCAGATAGTCTTAATGTTTTCTACGGCCTCGTTGAAGCGATCGTTAAACCATTGTCCGACACCAGCGAATACCGCCATTATCTCGTCCCATCGTGCCTGGAACCATGCACCGATAGTGCTAAATAGGTCTTTGACAAACTGTACAGCTTCGTCAAATCTATCTTGGAACCACTGACCAACGCCAGCGATAGCATTCTGCATATCCGTCCACAAAGTACCACTGATTACGTAGTTGGCGAACTCAACGAACTTAGCGATTACCCATACCACTGCTGCTGCAATGGCTGCTATTACCACGACCACCAATCCGATGGCTGCGACAACTAATGCGATAGGTGCAAGAACTACAACGGTTAAGACGATACCCAGTGCCTTTAGTATAGCCATAAGAACACCTGATTCATCAGACCATTCTTTGAACTTATCAACAAGCGGTTGTATGTATTGGGTATAGAGTTCTTTGACTTTGTTAACAAATGGGGCGAAAAACTCTCCAAGCTTTTTGAACATTGGGGCGAGAAATTCTTGAAGTTTTTCAAAGCCTTCACGTATCTTGTCAGTAACAGGCCGCATCGTATCGGCTAGTTTTTCCCATTGCTTTTTGATTTCTTCGATAGGTCCCTTGAATAGATCACCGATAAGTCCAGTGAACCATTCCCAGACCTTGCCCATGGCTTTAGAGATAGCGTCCCAGTTCTCTGCGATTGTCCAGATTACTAGAACAATAGCGGCAACGGCAGCAGCGATAATCGCTACGAATACACCTACAGATACACCGAGTGCAGCTGCACCAGCGGTTATAGCACCACCGATTGCAGGTCCTACGGCAGCTGCGATACCACCGATAACACCACCGAGTACACCACTAATTCCCTTGAAGTTGTCAACCATGCCAGCTTTGAAGTCGGCTCCGACTTTTTGTCCACCACTGAATGCCTCTTTGCCAGAGGTTGAATTCTTGATAGCGTCTTTTAGTTTGTCAACAGTTTTAGTTGCAGACTGAAAGCCTTGAGTCATCTTTCCTAGTTCGCCAAGTAGGGCTTGTGCGAATTTAATACCAGCAAGACCAGCGATAACGCCAGCCACGATCTTAGCCCATTTACTAGCTTCTGCTAGGTCGGCATTAAGACCATCGAATAGGTTACCTAGTTCACCAAGCTGACCTGCGTCGAACCCAGCACCACCAGCACCCTCGTCGTCCTTCTTACCAGATGTCTTATCTGGCAGAACGTTCATCTTATCGAATGAGGCTAGAGATTTGTTTAGCTTATCAGCATCTTTCCCAGCCTTCTTAAGACCGTCACCAAGGTCTTCGGCGTTTCCAGCTCCCGCACCGATGTTATCGGCGACACCACCCATGTCCTTCTTCAGCTTGATAGCTGGTAGACCGAAGATCGACCCTAGAAGGTTTAGAAGTGTAACAAGACCAGTAATAAGGGTAATAACAACCTGTGTTAATACCTGGACTACTTGCGTTAAGAAACTAAAGAACGACACGATGTTCTCTCGACCGATCGTATCGATAATTGCAGCAAGACCCTGCACCAAAGTGTTCTTCAATACGTTGAATGAGAACTGCATACCGTTCATACGAGCTCTCGCCTGTTCAGCGATTGGTCCCGTACCAGTAGACATCTTTGTTAGGGCTGTTGTGAATTTAGCCATTGACTCTTCGCCAGAGGTAAGAGCTTCACCAAGTTCGTTGGCGTTTACGTAGCCCATAGACTCGGCTACCTGTTGTAGCTGGAATGACATGTTCTGAACAAGTGAACGCCATTCACGCATGTCTGGCTTACCACGTTCCAAAGCCTGGGCGAACTGAATAGCTGCCTGTCTTTGTTCTTCGAGGCTAGAGTCACCAGCGATCAAAGCGTTGTTCAAACCAACAAAGACCGCCGTAGCGGACTTTACATCACCAATAGCACCTGTAAAACGAGTAACGTAAGATGTGGCATCACCTAAGTTACCACCAACCTGACCCACATAGTTTCTAAGTGTGTCCATAGCTTCCGATGCACCTTGGGTACTTTGACCCATGGACTTCATCGTAGCTGGGAAGTTGTTCATAAGGTCAACCTGCTGAATGGCCTGTCCAGCAACGTCAACAAACTGCAAGAAGAGTTGGTTGACTAAAGCAGATTGAACTGTTGTGCGTGCAATGTGCTCGAAGTATCTACCTTGAGCCTTACCTGCACGGTCTGTGGCATTAGCTACTTTTTCAGTAGCACCTGCTTGCTGCTCTGCTCTCGCAGAAGCTGCTTTTGTTTGTAGAGCAAGAAGTTGCTGTTCACCAGCAGCCGTTTTCGTGTACTGTCGAAGAGACATCTCTTTCTTAACAGCGTCACCCGCCTTCTTAGCGGCACGTTCGAGTTTAGCAAACTCCCTGGCGGCTTCATCAGCACCAAGAGCTTTAACTACGAAATTGATTTGTGACTGGTTCATGATTCGGCGATCTTCCTATATTCTTTTATGAGCTTCTCTACAAGCTTGCCCTTCTTAGAGTGAGGGGCAGCGGCAATTAAAACATGATTGTAGAATTCAATAGCTCTTTGTTTCTCAGCCTGTAGCAGCAATGCTGTTACCTGAGAGTTCGTGAGTTTTTCTGCCGTCTCAAGGGTGTATTGAGGATAGAAGTAACAGACCCTAGTAATAAGGTCTACTACGTCTGCATCTGAATCGGTGTCATCTTCTACGGGGTTGAGAGGTTTAACTTCAACTGTGTCGCCGAAGATAGCTCTGACTCGTGCAGCAGCATCTTCCCGACTTTCCCTAGCCATGACTATTGTCCGCTAGCGAGTTCTTTCTTGATCATATCATTGAAAGCCGCTTGAACATCAACTGGCTGGTCGTCAAGTAAATCTTTAATGTTCGATTCGTGACCGACAGGTTGTACAAATTTGTACAGCTCGCCCATAGCTTCGTCGCTCATTTCGGTTTGCTTATCTGTGTCGGTTTCTTTGTCAAGTCCTGCGAACTTTTTAGCTACTTCACGCATTTCACGTACTGTAGGTTTGCGGAACTCGAATTCTTTGTCACCAATAGTGAAAGTAAATTTGCTTTCAAGGCTACCAGTTAAATCATATTTTGCCATTTTATAAACTCCTTGGGTTTTATTTATTTAGTATCGATTAAGATACTGATGGGGCTGCTGCGAACTGAACAAGTGGGTCACCTGCAAGTGGTTCACCTACGAACATGATAGCTACGGTACGAAGACCGTCACCAATGTCGATGGAATCAACCTGTGTGCGAGCACGGTTCAAACGTAGCATTTGTGCACCTGAGCCACATGATGTGATCTCAAGATCGTTGTATTCTTCAATAACGTCGCATGATGCTGCTGCAATATCTACTGTACCGTCAGCACTGTTGTAGTACTGTGGAAGAAGAGTAGCAAGCGTAGCAACGTCGTTATCAAGAACGGTCAGTGTTACCGACATACCCATACCTGTTTGTACGGTGAAGCGGTTTCCATCAAGAGTAGTAGTGTCAGATGTGTCAACACTGTAGTCTACTGAAATTTCAGAGACGTTGTTGATTTGCTGGGTACCCCACTTGAAGTTGAATGGACCTTTTACTAATGCCATTGTATTATCCTTTAACTTATTTGTGTGTTTTGTTTAAATAGTCGGATTTGTGCCTGTAAAAGCCCGATCCGTCTGTTTTCGTTTTCGAGGTCTATGTCCTGTGCGAACTGTGTAGCCCTTGAGTATATTGTATCAAATCCCTCTAAGGTTACGCATGTATCACAGTTTAAGACCTGTTCTAGACTGTAGAGTTGCTGTTCGATCTCCTTCCCTGCCAGTGAGCGACGATATACGTTAAAGGTATAAACCTTTATCATTCCGCCGTCGGCAGTTACCACATCAGGTGAGCCACCAGAGACTACCACGAGCCACGCTTCATCAGGAGCTTCTAGAGGCATCATACCGAGGTACAGGTCTTCACCGAATGTACCGATATTCTTGCTCTCAAGAAACTTTATAAAAGATTCTCCTACTGTATACGTGTCCATCATTTGATCCCCATTTCTGGATGTTTAGCCTTAAAGTCCGCCATAAAAATCGCTCTAGTCTCGTTCAGAGCCATCTGCCCGAAACCTCGTCCAGTGCCAGGCTTGGTGTAGTTCTTGTAAACTCTACCATTGCTCTGACCAGCTTCCTGTGCTGCTGCATAAGGTGCAAGCCACTGTACAGTCGCTGTGTTACCTAATAGCTGGTAGCGTACAGATCGTCTAAGACGATTCGTTTTAGCTGGTACTCGGTTCTGAACCCTGACAACTCTTCTATAAGTGTTAAGGAATTCCTGCGGAAGCAAATGTCCAGTTGAGATAATGAGTCTGCCGTTTTCACCTAGGTGATTTTCGGCAAAGTCTACTGTCGCACTAAGACTGATCATATGCTATCCCCGCTACTTTCTCTAGTCGGCAATAAACGTTATCTATTGCGTTGTTGAGTAACTTACGTTCTGCTACGTTAGCATTTGAGATTCTGTACCATTGAGTTTTGTACTGAAGGTACTTGCCCTCTAGTTCGTCTTTCTCTGCTAGGTCGGCGACAGTGGCGTTAGATGGTAACAGGTAAACTGCTGCATCTGAGGTTTCACCCTCTGCGTTATCTGTACGAGTGATTCCAGCTCTCTTAATAAAGGCGGCAGGAATATCGGCGAGAAAAGTAACTGTTCTGTCTCCATACCCGTCTGGGCTGGTAGTAGCTAGTTTTACAGTATCTGGATATTTCATCTTACCAGCTTCCTGAACGCACCAGGACCAGCGTACTTCTCAATGATCTTGCGAGCTTCGAGTTGTCCTTGTGGTGCTGCTTCGTCAGGTGTCTTGCCTGTAGAGGCACGAGAGTAGCTGTGTGAGTCAATAGATTCTGAGCGTATGTTACCCATGACAGAGTAGTTGACATCTGAGTAGTAGGCCACCATATCTGCGAGTAGGTCTGCCAGATCGGGGTATCGGTTTGCGTCGCAAACGTTTACGTAATCGGCATCTACTGCAAGCATGAGGTTCTGTCGGTCTGTCCACAGAAGCGAGTTCCACCATGTCCATGTGTACCAAGTCGAGTAGCGAGTAATCGCTGTAACAAGACCTGCACTGTTTAGGTATGGTGCTGCGTTCTCTAGGTCGTGTACTGTGATAAATTCATCACGGTTGACTGGAAGAACGATCTTCGCTCTGTAAACCTGCTTTGCTGGGTTGATTCTAATGTGCTTATCTAACTCGTCAAAGTTAAATACTTGGTATGTGCCAGATTGCTCGTCTGCGGGTAACAGATTGTCAATCGCTTCTTCGCTTACTGGCAGGGAAGGAAACGGTGCTAGACCGTCGAATCGAACTCTCCCAAGTTCAGTCCATTTTTGTTGTTTCGATAGGGAGTAACCAAGCAGACTACCAAGTTTGACCTCTGCTTTACGCAATGCCGCTTTTACACGGGGCTCATCAGCCTGTGAGACTGTGAGACCTGTCAATTCCTGATATTCTGCTATGGTCATTATTCCCTACCTATTTGTTTGTTTTAAAGTATTGTATCTAGATTAAGATACAGCTGTAGCAGCGATAGATGAAACTACAGATGGGTCTTTGATGACACCACCACGGAAGAATGATCCACGGAGTACAACTTCGTTACGCTGGTAAGCAGAGTAAACAGTACCGTCAATCTCGTAAGATGCAGAACCGTCAACGTCGTACTTCAGACCACCGCTTGAGCGACCTGTGAATGAACGTAGGTCAGCGTAGAATACGGCTTGGTCAATAACAACGTTTTGTCCCTGTACAACAAATGTCTTTGTGTCAGCAGAGTTTAGGGTAGGAAGTAGGTCGTTTGGAACAACTACGAAAGGTGTACCAAGAACAGATCCCTGTCCGATTTCGATCAACAGTGATTCCTGGTTAGCGTCGATAGCTGCACCCTTAATCATTGCAAGTGACTTAGCGTTCATGATCAATGAACCAACAGTTGTAACGTCTGACATTTCAGCTACGGCTTGTGCAAATTGGATGATACCATTGCTAATGTCGTAAGTTGTCTTGTTGCCAGTTGCGTTAACGGCCTGTTGTAGACGAGCGATAACGAGCTGGGCACGCTTACGGTCGTAGTCGTTACGGTAACCTTCAGCTACGTCGGCAAGGATGTCGGCAGCAGCGAACTTGATTACGTTGATAGAGATAGGCGTTACAGCAGCCATTTCTTCCATCTTATCGGTGTTAGGACCGTAAGTTGGGATTGAGATTGGCTTCAAACGATTATCAGTCGTGTCAGGTGATGGAACGTCTCCAAGGGCACCGATTGCAACAGGTTGCATGTCGATGTCAGAAGTACGGCTCAACCAGCTGAACTCTAGGCTGTTAGTTTCACGCCATTGTGTAGCGTCAACTAGACCCTGGTAGTTAGTACGGATACCAACAACTTGGTTGTAAAGTTCTGGAGCGATAACGAAGTTACCAAGATCTTCAAGAGTCATGGCAGCGTTTACGATTTTAGCGTCCTTAAGAGCCTGTAGGTTACGGGTGTTAATTTCGCTAAGAACCTTACGGCCTTCAACGCTTCCCATACGTTCTACAGCTACAGCAGCGTTAAGCTGCTTTGCGAAGATTTCGTCTGAGCTAAGACCGTCGTATGCGTTCTTAACTTCTTCTTCTTCTTCCTTAACGTATGCAGGAGCTTGTGCCTGGGTGTCAAGGGCGTTTTGAGCAAGTTCTTTAGTAGCAGCAAGTTCATCTTTCAAAGATGCAACTTCTGACTTAAGAGCATTTGCTACAATTTCTGCGATTTGTTCAGCAGTCATTTCTAATGTTTCCTCATTTTTATTTGTTTTGTTTTCAACTTCTTCTTCAGGAGCTTCTTCGACAGGTTCAACCACTGGGGCTTCTTCTGACTTAGGTGCTTCTTCCGCTTTAGTCTCTGGGTTAACAACTTCTTCAAGCTGTTCTTTTACTTCAGGTGCTTTTTCTTTAGCTTCAGTCGTTTCGACTTCTTGCTTAAGTTCTTCACCGTCAGCAGGTTGTGGAGCCGCTGTACCGCTTGTATCACGGACTACTGCTTCACTTTCTACCTTGACCTCAGTTTCAGCAGGTGCTTCAACTTCTTTCTCAGTAGTTTCTTCTACTTTGGTTTCTTCAACTACAGGTGTAGCTTCTTCAACCTTTTCGGTTTCAACCGCTTCTGTTTCTTTTACTTCTTCAACTTCAGTTGGTTCAGTTACAGGAGTTTCCTCTTTAACAGGAGCGTCATTTTTCTGTTTTGTCATGCTTTCTTCCTCAACGGCTTCCGACTTAACAAATTTTACATTGCTAAGAATGGTTTCTTCGATACCAGAGGTATCTAGTCCGTCTTGTTGAGAGCGTTCAAGTGAATTGTGAACTATCTCGTTAAATTGGTTTAGTTTAGCGTTGTAATTATTAGGTACAACTACCTGTGATAGACCAACAAGTTCGTGTGCGTAGTAAGTTCTATCCTCTTCGTTAGGCCATGGTCCAATAGTTTCGATTGAGAAACTGTTAGAGAATCCACCAACCAATAGGTCATATGCTAAACGAGCGTAAGGATTTTCCTTAACTGCGTATTTGATTCCTTGTATAGCAACGCGATTACCCTCTTTGATCACGCCTTGGACTTTTCCAATTAGTGTTCCGAGTGAGTCTTTATGATCGCCTGTCAACTGTCCGCCGTATTGGGATACGTCTAATGAGTTGATGTCGTAGCGAGTACCACTTCGCATTACTGAGTCGTCAGTAATAGTTAGACCGTTAGGGAAAGAAATTACTCCTTCGCCCTCGTCTACAAAGCTTCCGTTAGAAACCGAGATTTGTAATTGGTTTTGTGTTTTTGCCATTTACTTTCTCTCTTTTATTGTTTCTGTTTAAGGTGCAGTCTTTTTGTTTTGTTTTGAAAAGTAATCATATCTCGGAGCTTTCTCTAGCCTCTGGATACCTTCACTACTTATTATAACATATTATACAACAGGTTTAATGTTGACGTAGGTGTTAACTACGCCGTTATCGTCACAGTCAAAGTTAAATGACAGTCTGCACTTACGACAACGTGCTTCTCCGCCCGATTGAGGCCTGACTCGAACACACAGTGAATTGCATCGGTAAAGCTTACCATCAGTCTTTGAAAGACGTTCAAATGGGCATCTTACGGGGAATATATTTTTCTTTTTGTCTTCTGAGTCCATAATCTCTCTTTGGATTTAATGTTATCTAATACTAATTATACAATATCGGCGGAAAAAGGTATAATATAAGGTATATGAATAGTAACTGGCACTGGGGCTGGACACTACTATGGATTATAGATTTAGTGATTCTCGCCCTCCTTTTTATAGATTACGGTAAGCCGCTTATAGAAGTTTTTATATTTCTAACTGGCGGCGACCGTTATTGACGAGCTAATATCCAGTTACCATTGACGAGTACGTAGATTGGCTTGACTACCCACACACCGTTAACCTTGATCTTGACCGTACCGTATACCCACTGACCGTCTACGAGTACCTTCTTGTTGCCACGTTCTGCGAATAGGTAAGCGTCTGTTGTGTGAGCTACACCGATAGTGTCGCCGAGGACTGCACTTGTTGAGTGGCTTACGATCTGACCACGCTTCTTGTTTGCGTCGGTGCTGTGTGCTACAGCGGTCTTCTTTCTCAAGAATGAATCAGTCGAGTGAGCTAGAGCCCAACGCTGCTTCAATGACGCATCAGTTACGT